TGGTGGTGGGGGCCGAGCGCAACCTGTTGACCGGCGCGCTCTGTCACGTCCGCGACGGCACGCTGTACATCCGGGAAGACTGGATACGCGAAGGCTCGCCAGCCGAACACCTGCCCGACATGGTCGCGTCTGCGCAGATGACCGCCGGCCGCAAGGTCACAGTCGCTTGCGAGCCGAAACACTTCGATTGGGCCAGCAACGTCGGCGTCACGCAGGCGTGCGCCAAGATACCCGTGTCTGTGCAGCGCAGCGGCACCAGCATGGAAGGCCAGCCCGTGCTGGCGCGGCTGTTCCAGCGTGAGTTGCGCGGCTTTCCCGCGGTGCAGGTATCGACCAACGCCCGATGGACACTGAACGGCCTGGCCGGCGGCTACTGTCGCGGGCTCAAGAACGGCGTGCTCACGCTGGACGCAGAACCCGGCCCGTACCGCGTCTTGCTCGAAGCGATCGAGGGCTTTGCCGCGCTGACCGACGCCGGGGCCTTTGACGACACGCAGGACATGACGTATGCCACCACCGCAAGCGGCGCGCGATATCTGTCCGCTCGGAGATGATCGTGGACGAAGACGCTCTCGCACCCCAGCCGACGCTTGACGAAGACGAGAAGCCGTCCAAGGCAAAAGATCGTGACGCCGAACTGACGTCGCGCAAGTCGATCCGCGAGGACGCCGAAGAGATCATCGGCGACGTCGACAAGGGGTTCGACGGCAAGAAGGAACGCGCCGAGGCGATCAAGGATTACTGGAACGCCTACAACAACAATCTTTCCGACCGGCAGTTCTATTCGGGCACCAGCCAGGTCTGTGTGCCGTTTATCCACGACGCGGTTGAGGCGCGCAAGACCCGCTTTGCCAATCAGTTATTTCCGCCGTCATCCAAGTTTGTCGAGGTCGTCACTGAAGACGGCGAAATCCCTCACGCGACGATCTCCCTGCTCGAATACTACATCCGGCGCCTCAAGCTGAAAACGCAGATCGTCGAACCGATGTGCGTCAACGGCGACTGCGAGGGCCAGTATTCGCTCTATGTCGGGTGGGACGAAATCACCCGCGAGGTGACGCGCAAGATCAGGAAGCCGGTCGAAATCGAAGGCATGGAAGTGCCCGAAGACGTGGCCGAGCCGGTCGACGACATGGAGACGAAAGAGGTCAAAGACGCCGGGCCGGTGGTCGAAGTCCTGCTCGACAACGACCTGCTTATCCTGCCCCTGACCGCGCGCAGCATCGAGCACGCGATCGAAGCCGGGGGGTCGGTCACGATTCTGCGGCGCTGGTCCAAGGCAGAGATCAAGCGGCGCAAAGCCAAGAAGGAAATCTCGTCCAAGGGTGCGGAAGAACTGCTCGAAGCGATGGGCAACAACCCTCGCGCCCGGACCCAGGACACCGCCAAGGAGCAGGGCAAGGCCGCAGGCGTCAAGGTACAGCATGATGACAAGGTCGCCTATGTGTACGAGACGTGGACCAAGATGGACATGGGCGGCGAGCGCCGGCTTTGCCGCATCTACGCCGCCGGACGCGAACACGTCCTCTCCGTCAAACGGTGCCCGTATTGGTGCGATCAGGTTCCCGTGCTGTCAGTTGCGATCGACAAAGTGGCCGGGGTGTTCAACGGCCGCGCCCCCGTCGCCGACGTACTTGACCTCTGGATCCTCGCCAACGACATGACCAACGAAGCGGCTGACAGCGCCCACTACTCCGCTGCGCCGATCATCATGTCCGACCCCGCCAAGAACCCCCGCGTGTCGACGATGGTCTACAGCCCCTTGGCCGTGTGGCTGACCAGCCCGCAGGACACGCAGTTTGCCAAAATCCCCGAGATGTGGCGCGAAGGGTTCGAGCGTGTGCTGGAAGTGCGCGCGCAGATATTCCAGACCCTCGGCGTCAACCCGTCGATGATCCCCGGCACCACTGGCGGCAAAAAGAAAATGTCGCAGGCGGAAGTTGCGCAAGAGCAGCAGGTCGACATATTGACCACTGTCTCGGCGATCGAGGTCATTGAGGAAAACATCCTCACCCCTTTGCTGTCCCGCATCATCGAGTACGATCACCAGTACCGGGACAACGCGCTGACGATCCGAGGCTTCGGCGAAGTCGGCCGCAAGGTCGTGATGGAAGAGATCGAGCCGCAACAGCTTCACCGCCGATATGACTTCCGCTGGTTTGGGGTCGAGGCGGCGCGCAACGCGGCGCAGATGCAGCAGCAGATCGCCGCGGTCAACGTGGTACGCGGCATCCCGCCGCAGCAGTACCCCGGGTACAAGCTGAACCTCGCGCCGGTCATCACACAGATGTTTGAGAACGTCTTCGGGCCGCGCATTGCGCCGCTGGTGTTCAGTAAGGAAGACCCGATCAGCGTGGATCCGATGATCGAGAACGACATGATGGAACACGGCTTCGACGTGAAGACTCACGCTGGCGACGACGACATGCAGCACTTGCAGGCGCACATGCAGGCAATGCAGCAGACAATGGACCCGCACGGCACGCTGCGCCGCCACATGGGCGAGCACCAGCACCAGTTGCAGATGAAGCAGCAGGCGCAGGCACAGCAAAGCCAAGGCCAGCCGGGCGGTGCGCCTGGCGGTCCTGCGCCCGGCGGCCAACCGGGCGCACCGCAGTCGCAGCCCGGGGCACCGGGGCAGATACCGCCCGACCAATTGGCCGCCGCCGGCGCGCCGCAAATGCCGAGGAAATGACCGTGGAAGACAATCCAAACGATGAGTGGCCTTGGAACGTGCAGTAGCTTGACAGCCAGAGCCAACCGACTGTATCTCTGCAACCCTCGACTGGTGGCCGTACCTCACCCTCGCGTCTTGCCAACGAAATTGGCTAGGAGAAGACAATGGAAGATGACCTGCCCCTCGACGGCGGCGACGACTTTGACGCCAACGACGAACTGCTTGATCTCGAAGATCAGGACGACGCAGACCTTCAAGGTGCCGAGCACCAGCCGGGTCAGCAAGAGGAGCAGGAGGAGCAGCCACGAAGTCGGGGTAGCGCCCGTATTCAACGGCTAGCCGGCGAACGTGACACATATGCACGGGAAGCCGCAGAAGCACGCGAAGCAGCCAATGCCGCGCAGCGTGAACTGCAAGCCCTTCTTTCAGGCCAACAGCGCCAGTCTTCCGAAGCCCAAGAGCAGCAGCGTTTTGCGCAGCTAGAACCTTGGGAGCGTGCGGAATATATCGCCCGCCAAACCGAGCAGCGCACCCTTGGAGTTGTCGCCCGGCTCGAACGAAGCATCGCCGATCAGGGGGACAAGGCCGCTTTTGCGTCCATGTGTGCCACGAAGCCAGCGGTCGCCAAGGTCAGCGCCGAAGTCGAGAAACTTCATGCAGAGCAGATTCGGAATGGTGGAACGCCACCGCCTCGCGAAGTGATCGCCGCCTACGTTATCGGACAGTCAGTTCTGAACGGCGCGGGCAAGGCAAGAGCATCGCAGGCAAGAACCGCTGCGGGTAACGTGGCTCGGGAACGAGCAGCGCCAACCACAACCGGGTCAGACGTTCGCGGTCAGGGAGGCAAGACCTCTTCGGTTCGGGATCGTCTGCGAGACGTCAACATCTAACGGGGCATTGTGCCCCGAAAGGGGACCACAATGGCCGGTAACAATACTGCGGCGAACTTCTCTTCGGACGTCGTCGCGTTCATCCAGGAAGAAACGCTTCCGCTCGCGCGGCGACAGCTTGTCGTTTATCAGTTCGGCGACGGGCTGCGTCTCGAAAAGGGTCGGGGCACCACCTACACCGCAACCCGATACAACCGCGTCGCGCTGCCATATCAGCCGCTCGCGGAAGGCGTTGGCCCGCCGCTTGGCCAATCGCTGACGATCGGCCAAGTTTCGGCCGTCTGCCAGCAATGGGGCGACAAGGTGGTCATCACCGACGTTGCCGAAATGACCGTATTTCACCCGCTGTTCGCCAAGGCAACCGAACTGGTTGGCTTGCAGTTGGGTGAAACGCTGGAACGCAACACCTTCAACAACCTGATGGCGTTGACCCAGGTCAACTACGTCAACTTCCGCGGCTCGCGCGCGGCGATCACGTCGACCGACTATTTGGACCCGGCGACCGTCTCGCGCACTTCTGCCAACCTCGAAACTATCGGCGCTCCGCGCTTCATGGGGGACGAGCAGACCGACCAGAAGAACTCGCTCGACGGCGGCGGCGCCGACGCCTCAAAAGACCCGCGCACCAACCCGCACTATGCCGCGGTCATTCACCCGTTGGTGGTGAACGATTTCCGGCAGAACTCGACGGTTGTTACTGCGTGGTCGTACAGCGACATTAATCGCCTGTACAACTTTGAAGCCGGCGAATGGGCGGAAATCCGATTCTGCAAATCCAACCTTGTCCCGACCTTCACCGGGGTTGCGCTCATTACCGGCACCCCGGGCACTTCGGGCACGATGGCCACCAACACGTACTACGTGCAGGTCACGGCGAGCGATTCGCAGAACCAGTACGAGAGCCGCATCTACCAGGTGTCGGGCGGCCTCGCCGTCACAGGGGCCACCGGCTCGATCTCGGTCACGCTACCCACCTTGATCGGCTACACGTTTAACGTGTACGTCGGCACCACGGCGAGCCCGGTCAACCTTGGCGCGTGCGCCTCGGGTCCGACCTACGGCCCGCAGACCGGCCAGGCCACACAGCTTGCCGGCGGTCAGACCGTCGTCCTCACGGCCCTTGGCAACGCGCAGGTCCCGCCTGCCGCGCCTGCGGCCGGCATCACCGTGTACCCGACCTTCGTGTTCGGGCGCGGCGCTTACGGTCAGGTCGTGCTCGACGATCCGAAGTTCGCCTACCTCAAGGACCCCGACAAGTCGGACCCGTTCAATCAGCTTCGGGTCATCACTTGGAAGGTGTTCTACGGGACGATCATTCTCAACTCGCAGTTCGCCGCGCGCATTGAGTCTGCCGCGTCGACCAACGGCACCTTCGGCTGATAGTTGCTTCTATGGACAGGGGGCCGATGTGGGGTTAAACCCGCCTCGGCCCCCTGGCCTTTGGAGGAAAGATTTATGGAAGACGACGACATTGACGCCAAACTGGCGGCGGCCGAAGCTACAGCCAAGTCGACACGCGGCAAGAAGGCCGAAGAGCGCAAGCACCCGGTCCTGACCAACGCGGAATACGACGCCGCGGTGGCCGAAGCGCAGAAACGCCTTGACGACGCCGAGCGCAAAGCCGCCCGCGAAAAGCTGATTGCCGACAGCATGGACGCTCTGCGTCGTGAGCGGAACGCGTTGACCGGCGTGGTCGATCTTGACGAGCCGGTGACGATCACTATCGACGTGGCCGAATACACCGATCGCATCATCCTCGACGGCGAACAGTTTTTTCACGCGGCCACCTACACCGTGTCGCGCCACAAGGCCGCGACTATCAACGAAATAATGTTCCGCAGCTACATGCACCAAGCGCAGCTTGACGGGAAAGACCCGCAGGAAGCGTACCGTCGTAGCCACGCGCAGCACGTCACCAAGAGTGGCATCGCCCCGGTCGACCTAGGCCTGGCGCAGAAGATTGGAACTTTCGCATGACCCGCCCCGAAGACGTGCCCGCACTCGGGATCGAAATCGCTTCGGCCCTTGGCGACACCCGCCAAGTCAAGATGACCACCTTTGTCTCGCGCGACGCCCCGCCTGCCGAGATCAACGCTCTGCTCGACAAACTGGTGGCCGCTGCGACTCGCCAGGAAGCCGGCGCGCGGATCGAGAAGCTAGTTGACGACATTGAAGACGGGGGCCGCAGTCTGCAAAACTTGCATGACGACGTTACCCGCTTAGACACCGAGCACCAGACCTCCCTCGCGCGCATGGACGTGCAGGCGGGGTATGTGGCCAACCAGCTTGCGGCGGTGAACCAAGCGGCGGCCTCCGCTGGCCGGAACAAGCCTGGCGGGTTCGCGGCCAAGGAAGCCGAGAAGCACCAGCAGGCCCTCGACGGGCTGCGCATGGAGCGCGAGAAGCTGGAAGCGGAACGCGCGCAGCATCGGGGCAACATCGGCGTCACGATCGCGCGTCACGAACAGCACCTCGGGAAGCTGCGTGAGAAACTGGCGGCGCTGCGCGCCGTAGCGGAGGGTTGACCTATGGCGTGGTCGGCGCAACAGATTTGTGTGTCGGCCACGCAAAAGGCCGGCGCCCCCGGTATGCTGTCGCAGGCCGGGAGCGCCCTCAACGCGGTCCTCTCCGACCTCTGCCAGACCTTCGACCTCGACGTGGCCAAAGCGTCCGTTGTGATGACCATTTCGTCGGGCACAGGCCCGTACAACTTGCCGGCTACCTATCTGCGCACCCTGCCCGGCGAAGTGTTCGTCACCTACAACAACGTGCCTTACCCGCTGGTGGCGATTGATCTCGCCGAGTTCGACGCTTTGATCCAGCAGCCCGGCCTGCAATCCATCCCGACTATGTTCGCAACGGACATGAGCCAGTCGCCCCCGGCGATTAATGTCTGGCCACCGCCGAACGGATCATATCGGATGACGATCCGGTACTACCAGCAGATGCTCGACATTACGACGCCCGAGAGCAGCAGCACCGTGCCGTGGTTTCCGAACACCGACTACCTAGACACGAAGACGACGGCTCACATCATGGACCTCGTTGACGACACCCGGGCGCAGCAGTTCCACGACCGGGCCGAAGGCATCCTGAACAAGTACCTCAAGCTGAAAGACGATTCCTCGGATCGCTCGCTTCGGGTCAAACTGGACCGCCGGTACTTTGGCCAAAACTACAATCGGCTTCCCACTACCAAGACCATCGGGTTCTGACCCGTGGGTCTGCGCGACGCCCGCAACGTCACCTTCACCCCAACGGGGGTGACGGACAGCCTCGACGGGACGAACGCGCCGTCCGGGTCGATGCGCTCCTTGCAGAACCTTATCCCCAGCTACGGCACGCGCGGCGTCTACGCGCCCCGCCCGGCCGGGGTGACGGCGATCGACTTCGCCTCGATCAACCCCCGCGGCATCGTCAGCGCGCTAACCGTCGTTGGCACCCGGGCCTACGGGTGGATTTCGTCGTCGACCTATGCCGGCAAAGACCAGCCGTTCTGTTACGACCTGACCACATCGTCGTTTATCACCCTGACCGGCGTCACGTCCGCGCTGCTACCCACGACGCCCGCCAGCACGGGCGATTGGGTTCCTCCCGTCGTGTGCGCCGTGACCAACTCCTTAATCCTGTTTCTGCACTCCGGGTACAGCGGCGGAGGCGGCCCGTACTTCGGCTGGCTGGACATCAGCAGCTTCTCGCAGACCGTGCTTGGCAACACCGCCAGCGGATCGCCGACGATCACGGGGCTGGTGACATCACAGGGGACTTCGGCGCCGATCCTGCAAGGCGTCCAGCCGGGGCAGCTTATTACCGGCGCGGGCATCCCAACGGGCGCCTATGTCAAGTCGTGCGCCAACGGCACGTTCAGTCTGAACACCACCGGCAACGTCAACGCGACCGCCACGATCTCGATCGTGGCCAACACGACGGGGGTCATTCCCGGCATGTCAGTGGTGGGGCCGGCCTTCTTGGCCGGAACCTACGTGACCAACGTCTCGGGCGCCACGATCACGATCAACCAGGCGGCGAGCATCACCGCCACCGGCACGTCGATAAACTTCTCCGGCGGCGGCACAATAACCTTGTCGGTCAATGCCAGCGCCAGCGCCAGCAACGTCTCTCTGACGGCCGCTGGCGGGACGTTTGCCGCGCCGCTGTGGGGCGCCGGCAACACCAACACCAACCCGCTGTCGCAGGTGCCGGCTGCGGTGTCCGGGTTCAACGGGCGCGGGTACTTTGGCCTAGGCCCCTATCTCGTATACAGTGACTTGCTCAAACCACTGCAAGTTTCCCTCGCGTCGCAGGCGCTCGTTATTGGCGACAACACGCCAATTACCGCGATCACCGCCGTGCCTTTGACCTCGCAGTTGACCGGCGGCATCCAGCAATCGCTGACCGTCTTCAAAGGCCCTAGCGCGCTGACACAGATCACCGGGGACGCCGGGACCAGCAACCTAGCGCAGAACACGGTCAATGGGTCGGTGGGCACCCTCGCGCCCAACAGCACCGCCGAGACGCCCTACGGGACGGCCTTCATGGCGGTGGACGGCCTGCGGTTGCTCGGGCTGACCGGAACGCTGTCGGAGCCACTTGGCTCAAACGGCACAGGCGTCGTGGTGCCTTTCCTGAACGCCTTGTACCCCTCGCGCATGTGCGCCGATTATTCCGAGGACGTGTACCGGATCACGGTGCAGAACAACGCCACGCCCACGCAGCCGATCTACGAATACTGGTTCAACTTCCAGAGTCAGCAGTGGACCGGTCCGCACACTTGCGCGATGCGCGTGATTGCGTCGTACCCGGGCGGATCGTCGTTCCTCGGGGCGCCGTGGGCGGTCAACGGCGTGTGCTGGCAGTCGAGCGTCTTGCCCGTGTCGACCTCGTCGTACACGGAGAACGGCGTGCAGTTGACTTGGACCTTCCAGACGTCCTTGCTCCCTGACAACCAATCCGGCTCCTACAACAAAGTCTCGCAGATGAACATCGCACTGGCGATTCTCGCTTCGGACACGCTGCTTGTGTCGGCGGTCGACGACAGCGGCGCGACGCTTGGCGCGGTCAACGTCAGCGGGTTCTCGGGGGCGGCGTCGGTCTGGGGGTCCGGGGTGTGGGGAGCCGCGGTATGGGGCTCGGCCGCGCCCTACCTGCGAGAACTCCCGGTCAAGTGGCCACAGCCACTTGTCTTCCGGCAGGCTTCGATTACGGTCACGGGCGCCTCCAACGGCAACCAGTTGATCGGAAACATCTACGCCAAAGCCCAGCCTGTAGGCTGGAACGTGGCCTTGCAGTGAGGACGACATGACCGGAATCGCCAACGGGCTTACCCTCCCGAACTCCCTCGCCAACGGTCAGACCACCGACGCGTCGCTGGTCATGGCCAACTATAGCACCTTGCTGGTTGCGCTGAACCGCGCGCTGCTCGACGCGGGCGGCGGGTCCGGGATGAACGCCTACGGGTCGGTCATCCACAACCTCGGCGCGGGCGCGTTGTTGACCGACGCCGTAAACCTTGGGCAACTGGCCGGGTATTTGCCCCTGACGGGAGGCACGCTGACCGGCGCGCTGACCGCGTCAGGCGGTTTGATTGCGCCGACGAGGACCGCGGGAGACAGCAGCACCAACGCAGCCACCACAGCGTTTGTCCAAACGCAGCTGGCCGCCGTTACGCTGGCATATGCGCCGCTGGCGTCGCCTGCGCTGACCGGCACCCCGACGGTTCCTACTGCCGCGCCGGGGACCAACACCACCCAAGTCGCGAGCACTGCGTTTACCACGGCGGCGATCGCCGCGATCCCCGCCTCCGGGCTTGGGATCGGGCAGACATGGCAGGCGCTACTTGGTTCTCGGGCAGACGGAACGACGTACACCAACTCGACGGGCAAGCCAATATTTGTAAGCCTGACCGTGTACTCGAACGAAACTGCTACGGTCGGGACCGGGTCGGTTGTCGTCGGCGGCGTAACAATAACCACCGGCTTAGTCGGCGCGGGTTTCACGCACAATATGTTCTACCAGACCGCTTTCATTGTGCCCAACGGTAGCACATACCAGGTCAACATCGGCTCTGGCGGGTCAATTGTTGGATGGGCAGAACTGCGATGACAACTAGCGAAGCGGGAGCACTGCGAGCCGAAGTCGCGGAAATGCGGTCGGAGTTCAAAATAGTTCAGCAGGACATGCGCGAACTGCTGGACGCTTGGCGTCTGGCCAACGGTCTGCTAAAAGCGATCAAGCTGATAGCGACGATCGCCGCGGGGCTGGCGGCTCTTGGGTCGTTGCTGCCTTGGGTTACTCATTTTACCTCGAAGGGACAATGACATGAAAAGCACCAGTTCCGGCATGATGTCTGGCATGACCTGCAAAAGCCCGCCCGGCGACAGCGGTGTTCGCCTCG